TGATTGTGCTGGATTGTATACTGATAATGGAAGTTACTTTAAAATTGGTGGTAGTAAAGATGAAGCAGTAATTTATGTTAAAGGTCGTGATGATGTCAAAGAACAACATTTAGTATTTGGTGAGAAGCTAACAGAAATTTTAGATTTGATGTTAGCATCACAAGAGGCGTTAATAGATACGGTCATGAGTTTTTCAGCAATAGCAACTGGTGCCGGCCCAAGTGGCCCAATCAGTAGTGGCCCACCGAATCAAGCATTGGTTGATACATTCAAACAGACTAATGTAGAACTCATAAGGGCACAGATTTGTGATATATTGACACGAGTTGAATAATGGCACTGGATAAAAATAAACTTAAACAAGGATTGATTGATAATTATAGTAAACTAGCTAAGGATGGGGGTTCGTCTAAATCAGAATCAGCAGATGGAATGGCAACTGCCATTATTGAGTTCATGAAGGACGCAGAAATAGTACCGATTGGTAGTCCAGCATTAATTCCTGCACCACCAGCTGTACCTGTACCTGACCCAACATCGTTAGGTTTTCCGTTAAAAGTTTCGGGTATTGATGGAGCTAAAGCACCATTGAAGGGGGCAATATTGGGTAGTTTTAATTTGGAAGACCCAACGATGACACAGATTACAACTGGTATCGTGTCAGCAGCAGCACTCATGATAAGTTTTGGAAATCCAACAGTCAAATCGGCCACTGGAGCTAGTGTAATGTCAATCCCACCGATATTGGCACCAGCAGTCGCAGTAGGAATGGGTGGTGGTAGTATTGATGATGTATGTGATAGTATGGCTACTATAATTACCGCATCATTTTTGGGTACACTTTTTAGTGGGGCAGTAATACATGCAGCAGCTGGAGCTGTAGTTCCTGGTGTAATTACCAGCACAATAATTTAGAATAGGAGTCTAAAATGAAAAAACAAGAACTAATAAAGATAATAGAGAGATTAGTTCGTAAAGAAGTTAATAAACAGGTAAATGAGATATTTATTAATGAAGGAAAGAAAGCTTTAGCTAATCGTTCCGTAGAAAAAGATGAAATCTCATCCTCTTTAACTCAAATAGCAGAACAAGAATACTCACAACCCAAACCCAAGAAAAAAGAGTATAAAGAATATACGAAGAATGAATCTCTTAATAAAATCTTGAACGAAACAGCTGGTGGTATTCCACAAGGTGATTCTGAATATCCAACGATGGGTGGTGGAACTTATACATCCGATAGAGTACATGAATTGATGGGTGGAAATCCAATGATGGCAAATACAGAACAAGGTAAAGAAAAAAGAAGACAAGTTGGAGCGGTTGAATCGTTAAAGGCACAAGGTGTAAGTTCTGAACAAGTAGGTGAAGATGTTGTAAACGCACTCACAAGAGATTATAGTGGTTTGATGAAAGCAATAAGTAAAAAGAAAGATGGTCATTATCGTCCATAGGAGAAATTAGTTGTCAAGTGTATTAGAAAAAGATTTAGACCCTAATGTAAAAATAGGTGTACCATTACCAATGGATCATTCTGATGGTAGTGGTTTTTTTCCTGGTACATCCACAACACTCACACAGACAAGTAGTAATATTAGAAATTTACTCTTGACAAATAAAGGTGAGAGGGTTGGACAGCCTGAATTTGGATGTGGTTTATTACAAGTATTGTTTGAACCAATGTCTGATTCACTAATTGATGGGGTAGAGTCTACAATTGAAGAGGCTATGGCACAATGGTTACCTCATGTGATTGTGAAAGAATTAAAGGTGGAACCTGATAAAGACGAACCACATAAATTAATTATAGAAATAGAATTCTCATTGACGATAAGACCTGAAGCACATGAAAGTCTTACATTAGATTTTCTAATCGGAGAGTAGGAGAACATAAATGCCACAAAAAGAAATAAGATATTTAAATAAAGATTTTGACGCTTTCAAATCAAATCTTATAGAGTTTGCAAAACAATATTATCCAAATACATACAATGATTTTAATGAATCATCACCTGGTATGATGTTTATTGAAATGGCATCTTATGTAGGTGATGTGTTATCTTATTATGTTGATTCTCAATTTAAAGAACAATTATTAGCCTACTCAACAGACCAACAAAATCTTTATGAGATGGCACAATCATTTGGATACAAACCTAAATTGGCTACTGCTTCACAAGGTGTTGTAGATATATTTCAGATAGTTCCAGCACAAGGGAGTGGTGAGAGTAATAGACCTAATTATTCTTATGCACTACAAGTTAATGAAGGTAGTACTCTTGAATCAACTACTGGTGTGACATTCCGTGTTCGTGAAAATGTAAACTTTTCATACTCAAGTTCTTTTGACCCTACTACAGTAACTACTTATGAAGTCGATAGTGGTAATGAAGTAACTTATTATTTATTGAAAAAATCTGTAAGAGTTGTAAGTGGAAATATTTCTGAAGAACAAATTGTATTTGGAGTAGCAGAAAAATATCCAAGAGGTCTATTATCACAAACTAATGTGTTAGAAATAATTTCTTGTACGGATAGTGATGGTAATACATGGAAAGAAGTACCTTTCTTGGCACAAGACACAGTATTTGATTCTGTAAGAAACACGGAAGCAAATGATCCTGAGTTATCACAATATAGTGATGAAGCTCCATACATTTTAAAACTTCTAAAAACACCAAGAAGATTTGTAACATTTATTCGTGGTGATGGTAAAACAGAATTGAGATTTGGTAGTGGTATAAGTGACAATCCTGATGAAGAAATAATTCCAAATCCAAATAATGTTGGTTCTGCTTTACCAGGTAGTCCTACATACTTAGATACCTACTTCGACCCAAGTAACTTTTTGAGTACAAAGGCTTATGGTCAAGCACCAGCCAATACAACATTGACAATAAAATACTCGTATGGTGGTGGTTTATCAGATAATGTTCCAAGTGACACGATAACTACCTTGTCTGATTTTCAATATACTATAAATACAACAGGTTTAAGTAGTGGTGTATTAGAAACAGTTGTAGAATCACTTGGTGTTACAAACCCACAGCCAACTACTGGAGCAAAGGGTGGTGAAAGTATTAGAGAGTTAAAAGAAAATGCATTAGCCTATTTTCAATCACAAGGAAGGGCAGTTACCAAAGAAGATTATATTACAAGAGTGTATTCACTTCCACCAAAATTTGGAGCTGTAGCAAAGGCATACATTGTACAAGATGAACAATTAAATTTACCAGCATTTCAAAAAGAGGTTTCTACAAACATTTTTGTTGACCAAAGATTTAACGATGTCAAAGCACAAGATGTTGGAAGTAGTAATAGATTACCAAATCCAAACGCGTTGAATTTATATTGTTTAGGATATAATGGTTCTAAACAAATGACACAATTGAGTATAGCCACTAAGGAAAACATCAAAACACATCTTTCTCAATATCGTCTTCTTACAGATGCGGTAAATATAAAAAATGCATTTGTGATTAATATCGGTGTAAAATTTAATTTTATAGCAAGGGCTGGATTCAATAAAGAAGAAGTTACACTTCGTTGTATCGAGAGGGTTAAACAATTCTTTAACATTGATAGGTGGCAAATTAATCAACCTATTATTATACAAGAATTAGCTTATGAGCTATCTATCGTAGATGGTGTTGGGGCGATTGTTCCACCGACACAAGATAATCCAAAAAATTTACAAGTTCTAATTACGAACAAGTTTTCGCGTTCAGATGGTTACTCAGGTAATATTTACGATATAAACTATGCAACCAAAGATGGTATAGTTTACCCATCACTCGACCCAAGTATTTTTGAATTAAAATATCCAAATACTGATATTGAAGGTCGAGCTATTGGTGACTCTACTGGTAATCAATTATAGGAGAGGTAAATGCATTATTTTGAATACGCTGAAAAGGATGCTGTACTCTACTCAAGAAGTGGAAGTCAGAATACAGGTATTGATGAAATTTTAGAAGTAGTAAAAGATGTTAGTGCAGCTGGAGTAGTTCAAGGTGTCAGTAGAACATTAATCAAATTTGATACAACATATATATCATCCTCAATATCAAGTGGATTGATTCCCTCAAGTTCTTATACAAAATTTTATTTAAATTTATTTGATGCTAATTCTCGTGGTCTTAATGTAAATCAAGAATTATATGCTCATCCTATAAGTCAATCTTGGGATATGGGATATGGAAAGGAAGATAACAATCCTATTATTACTGATGGTTGTAGTTGGAATTACAAAGATAATGGTACTGATAAAACTATGTGGAGTAGTTTGATGACTGGTTCGGGAGGAACTTGGTATGAACAATACAAAGCTTCTCAATCATTTAATAATGAACCAAGTGATGTAAGGATGGATGTCACAAGTATTGTTTGGAATTGGATTCATGGTGATGTACCAAATGAAGGATTCATGGTCAAGAGAAGTGGTAGTCTTGGTAATACTGATGCAACTCTTGACGAGGGTAGTTCAACACCAATGGGAACATTCTCATTTTTTAGTCGTGAGACACATACGATTTACCAACCAAAATTAGAAGCGGTTTGGGATGATTCAGTTTGGACTACTGGTTCATTAGAAGCTTTAACAAATGTAGAATTAGAAGATGCAAGATTGTATCCAAGAAGTCAACGAGATTCTTACAGAGAAGGTTCAAAAGTAAAGTTTAGAATAGTCGGTAGACCATTATATCCTGAAAAAACTTTTTCAGCTACAGCAGGATATTCAACTGGTTATAATACTGCTAAGTATTTACCGAGTGGAAGTACATTTTATCAAGTGGTAGATGCTTATACTGATGATGTTGTCATTCCTTATGGAAGTGGTTCAGTCGTGAGTTGTGATTCGACTGGTAACTTCTTTAATTTAGATATGAAAACATTATTGGCAGATAGATTTTATAGAGTTGAATACAAAGTTGTAAGTGGTAGTGGAACTGATGGTGAAACCATTCAGTACTTTACATATCTACCATCATTTAAAGTGGTGAAGTAAAATGCCTTTAACAAAAGAAGAATTACAAAAAAGTGAATACTATCAAAGACTAAAAGAACAAGATAGAGCACAATATCTTAGTGAATTAGAACAAAGTAGAGTTTTAAATGATAGCGTCATTATAACTGAAGATGATAATAAAATCATTAGTTCTGATGCACAACCCTTGAGAAATGAGGCTGGTTTTTTTGTGGCAGTAGAAGACCCTTACGAAGATAATACTAATTTAAAAGATCCTGACCAACTTATCAAGTTGGATGTTAAAACCACAACTTATGTTTATGACCCTTATTGGTCATTAATAATTGACAGAGAATTCAAGGAATTATGAGAGTACAAACCGATTTAACCCAAGAGGATTTCAAACAACTTAAAAAAGAATCCAAAGAAGTTTTAGGACTTGATGGAGAACTTTTTCCACCATTTGGTGCAACACAAGATTTTGTTGAATTTCATATATTTGATATGAGTGGAAATTTCAAAGAGAGAAGTAAATCTGAGAATTACACCCTTGAAGATGGTAAAGTAGTTTTAAACATCGGACAGGATTTCCGTGATTTAGGGTATAATCGTGGAAACTATAGAGTGAGATATTTTTTTGTCAGACCAAACGCGGGAAGTGGTGATGAGATTGTATTGACAAAAACTGTAGATGGTAATGTTGGTGTAATTCATAGTGGAAATCCTGAGTTGACAGGAGTTCCGATGGGTGAGTTTCATATCGATGATGAAGGTAACGCATTCGTAGGATTGGAACCCCCACTTGAAGGTGAAGCTCTATCATTAGACATCAAAGAATGGAAATATCAAATAAATACTATTTCATCAGATAGAAAAGAAGTTAGTCTGATACCACAGATAATCGATAATGAAAAATACAAAGAAAATTTTAGAAAACTAGCAACAGATACAAGTACATATAGGTCTATCAAAACGACCCAACCAAGTAACGCTGAAATTCAAGCGGCTATACAAGAAGCAATGATGACTGGACAAAACCCACAAGATATTATTGCAAATTTAGAAGGTGATACTGGTGGGGAAATTAGTTTTACAGGACCCGATAGTAGTAGGGTCGAATTCAATTCAAGAATTGAAAATGTTGATGGTGGTTTCACTCAAACCATGAGAAGAGGTAAACTTGTAGTCAAAAATGCTTATATCACAGATTATACATCACAACCTGATGTGAAAGAAAATTCATCCTTCGATGTAGAACAACCTATACCTGAATTATATATTGAAATTGTAAAAACACCAGGTACAAGGGTTGTGGATTTTCAATTGAAAACAAAAGATGGTGGTATTTTTAATCCAAACATAAATGCTGTTCAATTCTATTGGGAGTTTGGATGTGGCCATACACAAGAGGCCTCAACGAATTCTAACGCATCACATGAGTATGATGTAGATGGAAATTATACTCCGTCAGTTTATGTGTTTACACCAAATTTTTCAGAGGAGATAAGTGAACTTAGAACTCCTACTGGTAGAGTGGTTGGTATATTAGATTCATCTCCATCTGAGTTACCACCTGATGCTTCAGAGAACACTCAAGAGTCACAGGACACGAGTGAAGAACCATTACCAATATTAGAAAGTGCTTACGATGGTAAGATTATAGCATGGAATGGTCAAGGTAGTCCTGCTCCGTTCTATTCATCAGGACCTAATAGAGCTGGAACAGGTACTCGTTGGTGGGTTCAAAATGGACACACAAGGGCAATTCAAGGTGGAGTGAATGGTACAATAGTAGCATTGAGATTTCTTACAGGAATTACATCTGATGATGATATACCAGTTCCATTACAACAATTAAATGATTTAAGACTTGGGCCCAACTTAGATAGTACGGTCATGGGTAACCCATTAGAAAATGAAATTCAACGAACAATTCCAATCGATTGGAGAAGTCCAGGTAATCCTGATGATTTTCAAACCAATCGAAACGCAAGGGAAGCAGAGGCAGCATTACCCAATACATTCGAGGTTCGTATCTCAGGTAATGTTACAATTGAATCACAAGGAGATCCAGGTGGGCCACCTGATTTCAATACACAAGCATTAGAATTTCCAGAGATGATGGTTTTCACTCAGATAAATAGCAACACAACTGCTTTTGAAACACCTGAGTATGAAGGTGATGAAGCAATAACAATGAGATTTGAAGAAGGTCAAGATGTAGTATTGACATTTCCATCTGCAGTAACACTCGGAAGTCAATCAATAACTTTAGCACAAATGGATATGAGTGGTGGTCAGACCAACACTTCAGCTAGAACAGCAACATTTACAATGAATAACGATAAAGAGATAACATTAGATTATGGCATCGAACCGTAAAATATATTGGGGATTAAGGGATGAGAGTGAAATCCCAAAGATGGCTGCCTGTGGTAGTGGAACAGACCCAGCTGGCGGAGGTGGAGCTGGTTCAGGTGGAAGTGGTGGAAGTGGAAGACCAAAACCTGAAAAGGCAAAAGGACTTGGTAACTTTCCAAGTCTTGGTGATTTACTTGACAAGTTAAAAGATTTAGCTCCATTATTAGCACTTGGAGCGTTAGGGGCCGCTGTAATTGGTGGAGCCGTAGTATTTTTAAGGAAGAACAGAGATACCACACCTGAACAACAGGCAGCTGGTGACTTTGGAATGGATTTAATTCCACCAAATAGAATAGCAGGAAGGTCGGCAGCAGAAATAGCCGCTACTGAAGTACCTGAGTTTGATGGTCAACAGATAATTGACGATGACGGAAACCTATTAGTTTGGAAGGAACCACCTGGTGTATGGATTAATTTTGGGCCAGAAGCAACAATACTCTCACCTACCAATCAAACAAGAGAAGTCCCAATTTACGCCGATTTTGAATCTGAAATTGTTGAAGTACATAATGAAGATGCCATAACGGTTAGAAAAACTTGGAGTCAAGGTGCTACTGAAGCTAATCATATTGGCCCCGCACAAGTAAATTTAGAAACAAAATTTAATAATTGGTATGTAGAATGGGGAGCTCCACAAAACTTACATACATATTTGAGAAGTGGAGATTTTAATCGTTCATTAATTGTAAATCGGAAAGAAGATACAGAAATATGGCCTGAGTATCCATTTGGAGTGGTCTATAAACTTTACCAACCTTTAGCAGATAATATCCAAACTGGTGACCTTGTATATGTGACCACAGAAATGTCTTCACCTTATGAAGAAAATGTTAAGTTATTGGATTTTGTTGATGAATCCATTGAAGATGTGGTTTTGAGAAACCCAAAGTGGGATACTTCAGATGGTATACATAATTATTTTCAAGATAGAGATACAAACTATAAAACCTATAGTGAACTAACTACTTCAAATTCCACTCTAACAGAAATAATAGAAAATGAAATCGTTAGTGGTAGTTTCATGGATAGTGTGGAATTAGACGGAATCGAATATGATAATTTTGATAACTTTATAAGATTCAGTTCTGCCGAAGACAGAGTACTAAATTTTAAGCGAAAATTACAAAGGATAGAATTATTTCAAAGTCAAAGTGATAATTTAGTCGGTGTTGCTGGTTCAACAACTGGTGAATATACCTCGTCACTAAAACGAGACATAAGAAAAATTAAAAACGAATTTACTCCATTTGAAAGTTATATGTATTTCAAGTCTTCAAGTTATTCGAGTGGTTCGTTTGGAATATCTCATGATAATGCATGGCCGAAAAAAAGTGGGACTGGTACATTATTAGATCCTTATGTTCTATACTCTGTTAGTGAATCCGTAGCATCCAATTGGTATGATAGACAAATAATAAGTTCATCCGATTACGATAGAGGTAATAGAGATAGATTGCTATTGAACATTCCTGCACACATTCGTGATGATGAACAAAATGATGCATTTACAACATTTATCAACATGACTGGTGAACACTTTGATTCTATTTGGAGTTACATACATGAAATATCAAAAATTTATAACAGACAAGATGGATTGGAAGTTGGATTATCAAGAGATTTAATCTTTCATGTCGGTAGGTCATTTGGATTCTACTTAAATGATGGTAAAGATTTAGTAAGTTTACCTGAATATATAGCTGGAGCAGCAGTTACTGGTTCAGATTCAACTTACTCTGTATCTTCAGTAACACCTGAAAGAGATATATCAAGAGAAATTTGGAAAAGAATATTAAACAATATGCCTTTCTTCTTAAAGACTCGTGGTACGATTCGTGCTTTAAAGGGATTGATAAATTGTTATGGTATACCTAGCAGTATATTAAGAGTTCGTGAGTATGGAGGTCCTAATCCTGATAAATCAAGACCATCATACAATATAACGAGAAAATTTACAAAGGCATTAGAGTTAAAATCAGGTCAATATGTAGAGACCACTTGGGCAAATGATGAAAAAAGTGGAAGAAAACCTGACACCATTGAGATGAGGTTTAGAGCAGCAAGTGGAAGTAATCAGACATTATGGCAAGCTGGAACTGATGTAGCATTACAATTGGTTGATAATGGTTCATCAGATGATTATGGAACAGTTCAATTTTTCTTAGAGGGTGGAGCAAATCCTGACTTCACATTATCATCAACATCATTACCAATATATGATGGAGAGTTTTATTCCGTAATGTTAACAAGAATGAGTGCTAGTATTGGAGATGGTGGAAGACATTATAGTGGTAGTTCTGCTGGACAATTAACAAGTGATTCGACATCACAAAATATTTTATATAATCTTCATGTAGGGAGATATGATTCAGGTCTACAAAGGATAATCTATAAATCTTGGACAAGTGGTAGTACATCTACAACAAGTGTAAATTCAGCTTATGTAGGTAACGAAACCGCCTATATAGGTGGTAAACCGAGTAACGATTTTGGTAATCAACTTAGTGGTAGTATTATGGAATTTCGTTATTGGAATACTGCACTTAATAGTGGTTCGTTTGACAATCATGTAGGTGCACCAAAAGCTTTTGATGGTAATCATCCATCAGCTTCATGGGAAGACTTAGTATTGAGATATAGTTTCGATGATAATAAAAATTTAGATTCCTCAACAAGTATTCGTGACACAAGTGCTGACCAAAGTTATACAGCTGAGGGAACCGCTAACGGATATACAAGTGGTAATCGTCCACACTTTAAATCTATTGTGGATGAACAGAAAGCAAAAGTTCCAAATTTAGGCCCTAATGCTAGAGTATCGAATAAAGTTAGGGTTGAACAAAATAAATTAATGAGTGGTCTATCAATTAATGAACGCTCAGAGGTAAGTGCTTATGATTTAGCCCCATTAGATAGTAATAGAGTTGGTGTTTATTTTTCACCAAGTGATGTAATAAGTGATGATGTTATTTTGAGTGTAGCTGATTTAGATTATGATGAGTATATCGGTGACCCAAGAGACAAGTACAAAAGAAGATATAGACAACTTGAAAATATAGCCAATACATATTGGCAAAAATATAACTCACCAAATAATTTTTGGGATTATATAAGACTAATAAGATTCTACGATACAAGTTTATTTGACCAATTAAGAAAGATGATACCAGCTAGGGCAAATGCATCTCTTGGATTGTTGATAGAACCAAATATTTTAGAAAGAAGAAAGGAAGTAATTGGTGCACCACCTGTAAAGGAACCATTGAATGTAAGGGGTACATTAAACGCTTCTATGGGAAGAGTAACGAGTGGTTCAATCAAACCAATGAGTGCATCAATCAGTCTTGATGCTCAACTATCACAAAGTGGAAAATATCTCACATATTCTGCATCAATAGATGTAGACGCACAACTATCTCAGAGTGGTCAGTATTTGACTTACAGTGGTTCAATATCTGAGGATATATTTAGAACACCAGGAACTTATGTCCTTTCTTCATCCTTTGCCGGTTGGGGTGGTGGAGAAGAAAAATATGGTAATGTTCAATTTACCATTGGAGGACCTGAGTATGTATTTAGTGAAGTACTTCAACCGAATATAAGTGGTTCAAGAACTTCGGAACATAACTATGAAAGAAGATTTTTCTACACAACACAGGCAAGTGCTTCGGTTAACAATTTTTATTCTTCCTCATTGGTTAGAAGTGATAAGCAAAGTTTATTTCAAGATAATCAAATGTTTCGTTTAACCATACTTGGTTCATTACAAACCAAGAAAACGACATTAGATAAATTAGATCCTGTCACCGTAGTGTTGACATCACCTACTACTTTGATAACAAAAGATACTGGTGAATCTAAACTTGATGTATTATAGTGAAAAATTTGATTTGAGTATATTTATAACTAAGAAAAGTTTTAATCTTTATTTAATAAAATCCAAACTACTCAAATCCTAAAGGAGAACATTTATGGGATTTTTAAACAATACCACAATCACGGTAGATGCAATACTTACGAAAAGAGGTCGTGAGTTATTAGCTCGTGGTAACAATGAATTTCAAGTTACGAAATTCGCATTAGCAGATGATGAGGTCGACTATCGTCTGTGGGATACCTCACATCCCAACGGAACAAATTTTTATGGGGCAGT